TCCAACACACCACCAGCGGCCAGGTACCCCTTAATGCCAAGATAGGTAGTCACGACCTATGCCCAGGCAACAGTCAACGCGCCGTCTCCGACGAAGTTAAACGTAGCCTTCGCCACCGCCCTCGTGGCGTGCGTTACGTCAAGAGACGTGATGAACGCGCTTCCCGTAAACTTCTTCCCGGTGGCAATAACCAATTCGATGGTCGCTGCTGTACCACCCGGTGTCGCACCCACCACCTTGTCTGTCATCACCTTCTGGCCCGTGGTGTCACCATAGTCGAACGAACACCGAACGGTGCCGTTCCACCTGCCAAGGTCGGGCAGTTTCCTCTCCCACACGTCACCCATATGGGTCACGTCAAGCACGTCCACCTCGGTATGCAGCGTGAACTCCTCAACCTGCGCCACAGTACCGCCGGCGAACGTCACCGAACCATCTTTCCCCTTGTACGTTGCCATGTCACTCTCCCATCTCCAAGTGCCTGAGCACCGTCAAACAACGTCTTCCTCAACCTCGAACGGTATCTTTGTCGCGGCCGCGTACCACTGTTCGTCGTTAATCTCTATAGGCCCACTCGCAGCGCCAAATGCTATCCTAGGCGGCCCAGCGATGGTGACTCTGTTGAAAATCTCCCTCGCTCGGTCAATTTTTGCGTTCCGCTCTGATGCCGCCGTCCCAGTCGGCGTGAACACAGTCACCTGGACAAAGCCAACAATCTCATTGATACCATCCATCGTGACCATCTCGCCAGACCCCCAAATGATAGACAGCCTCACCCATGTTCCAGTAGGTGGCGTAAACTCAACGTTGGGCCATGCTACCGGCGTCAGTCCGGCCCACTGAGTGTTGAACCTCTCCTTGATGGCGCTCTCTGCGCTCTTCAATGACGACGGCATCAGTCACCATTCGTCGTATCGCCAACGACCTGCTCCACAATCTGCGCCGCCTCAGCTGCCGTCACCGCTACCATACCAAGCGGCGCCTGCCTTGACCAACCGTGCTCGAGACGCTCAATGTACGGCACATCGTTGGAGACATAGGCAGCGTCCCCATATCTGAGTTCGTCAATCACCTCAGACTCACGGCCCATCACACGGTCAAACATAGCATCCCGACTACCAGCTATCTCAAACTCTCCACTGACAGGCCCACCGTTCCCAACTCGCCAATTACCCATCGCATGACCGGTCCTATGGGGAGTCCTAGTTACGACCCTCCTCAGCATCTCACGCACAACACCTCTCATCGTATCGTCAGCCCGGCGACGTAACACCTCAATCGCCCTCATGACATCAGCTTCGGTGCTCATACAATCCCAGGCCCGCTTTCAGCGCTTACACCCCTCTCGCCGTACACACAAACGCCGCCCTCTGGTCTTTCGCCCAAATAGTCTCCACCTTCACGATTTCGTGCAGCACACCTCCAATCTTCACCTTCCATTCAACAGTCACAGCAGCTGGCAGGTCAGCCGCAGCCACAATAACCTTCTTGTCCCCACTCCTCACAATACCCTCAATCTCGCCCTCAGCATAATCCTGCACGCTCGCCGGCACCGTAAACTCTGTCTCCGTCACACCAACCGTGTCCGTCGTGGGGTCAAACACCCCGGTCACTCGCCGCACCATCGTCACCGTAGTGCCAGTCATCTCCAGCGCGTTATCAGCGAACGTCCGATACCCATTCCCCAAAGCCCCCAAAGCCAGCACCTTCACTCCACCCTCCGGTACAGGACGAGCCTCAAGCACCACCAAAGCCGTGCCTACCGCGAACGGCCCCGCCACCGGCGTCACCACGTGCCCCAACTCTACCCCAACCCCCTCATCAACCACGCCTAGATACTCAGAATCAGTCAGCACCCCCAACTCATGACGCTCCAACCTACCGCTGCGCTGCTGAATCACCACAGGTACGTTGCTCGCGTATGCCGCCGCGCTCGGCGCGCTCCTGAAGTCGGCATCATGAGTCTCAAGTCCAGCAATCATCGCCCCTTATATCTCCACCACATAGCCACGAGCACTATCACTGTATCCCATCAACACAGCAGCTGCCGTTGGCATCTGTTCAACAACCCCTTGCCACATCGTTTGGCTCATGCCTCCGACGCTCAGGGAAGCCCTGGCACCATTCGCTCGATATACCCATGCGCCAATCTCCAATGCAGCCAGTGTGAGGTCATTAGGCACCGTAAGAGGCCCCCCAGTGTACGTGACCGTAATCGCAGGCTTCCCATTCATGCGCGGCCACACATTCCCATCAACCCGAATCAACACAGCGTTTTCAAGGTCAACAGCCAGTACGTTCGGGTCGGTTACATTAAGCGATACCCCATCAATACTCACAACTAGCTGGTCCATCGTCATCGGATAGTGCTTCAGCACCAGCCTGCTCGTATCGTTCCCAACATACCTCTTACCAGACCTAAGCGCCCGCGCCCACTCTCGGCCAGTAACCCTCTCAATCAGCGCATTCACACCCGCAACCACCAGAGAAAGGTGCCCGTCCTTCCCCGTGCCAGAGATATGCAGATAATCCTTCAGCTGCGTCAGGGTAATGATGTCAGCCACAACCTACTCCCACTCAAACTGCAAGCCCGGCCGGGCCTGCCGGCCAGACCGGGCATGCTCTCTCGTCAGCGTACCTACGACGTTAGGAGGTAATCACCGTTCCAACACTCGGCGAATACCTGCGCTCCAACGCCAGCGCCACCACGCTGTACGTAAACGAAGGGCTCGTTCCACCAATCGTCGACACGTACCGCATGCGGCTCCTGAAATGCTCAAGATTCACGATATACGTTCCAGCAGCTGTAATCGTCGGCACGGTCGCCAACGTCTCCCACGTGCCGCTCGCGCTGTCCCGTCCCTGAATCTGCACGTCCAACGTCGGAGAAGTCCCGCTCACAGGCCCAACAGTCAGCACAGCAATGCCGCTCTTCAGGCTCGCAATCCTGGCGTCACTCTTCTCCGCCCCGTTGGTAGATGTCGTTTCCGCTGCGCTAGCCTTCAACTCCACAGCATCAATGAGATTCTTCCACAGCCTTGCCATATGTCACCTACTCCCCTGCGGATTCCGCCGCCTTCCCGGCCTGATGCTCCACATCAGGATTTTCAGTATCGCCTTTGGCACCAGCTTCCGCTTCCGGGGACGTATCGCTGGCCGGTGCCTCATCCACATCCTCAACGGCCTCAAACGGGTGCAACACCGCAGACCCAACCTGGTCAATCAACTTCAACATCCGCTGCGCCAGGGCGGTATCCTCAATGTCCACAACGGTGCCATGCACCCAGTCGCGGTCGAAGTACCGCCCATCATGCATCACCCTAATCTTCACGGCTACATCCCTCCATTCGGAGTTAGCCGACTATCAGACGTTCACCCCAGTCATCTTTCCAAACGCCGGCGGAATGATGGGGGCGCCATCCACGTGTTCCACCACCTTCACCCCAATCGTATGGGACTCCCACGCCTTGCCACCCTCACGCGTAGTCTCAAGCTCCAGGCCAGCCGGACTCTCAAGCCAAGCGTACTGGCTCATATCACCCGCTAGCACGGTCGTCTGCCCACCAGAAGTAGCAATCGCAGACGTCTCCACCACCCTACGCCGGAGGTACGTCGGGAACCCACCCGGAGGAGCTTCCTCAAACAGCTTCTCGTCCAGGTCGTTCGTGTCGTGCATCGCCTGCACCCCATCGTTGTTCGTAATCCACACGAACACGTCCGCCTCGCGGTGCTCCTGACCAATCGCGTAATACAGCTTCTTGAACGACTTTCGACGAGTCGCCTTGCTCGTGTTGTCCCAAGTGGCCGTCTTCGCCAGGTCGAAAGTGTTGCCACCAGAAGTCGGCAAAGTCGTGATGCCGCGAGGCTCACGGTCACCCTCGTTCCCAGCCACAATCTTGTCCTGCGCCCACTTCGCCAGCGCCAAGGCAAACTGGTTGATGAAGTACTGGACCGGCCCAACCGAGGCCGCCATCGCCACGTCAGGCGCAATGTACGCCAAAGCACCAACCCGGTTCGGGCTCAGCAACACCGAACCCAGTGTCGCCCCAGTATCCACCTCGCTCAAGTCAGTGCCGCTCATGCCAGTCGTCACAGTCACCAAGCTCGTCCGCCTCGGAATACGCAACGGCGACGCACTCGTGAACGACTGCACCAAACCACGCAGCACAAACCTCTCAGTCTTCTCCTCGAAAATCTGCGCAGCCACCAACGTCGGCACTAGATTCCAACCACCCGTGCCAGTATCAGCCGTCAACGGCGTCGCCGGCGCCCGCACCTTCTGGTTCAGCTCCCGAGCAATGTCCCTCAAAAACCGCTCAGTCACAGGGTCACGCTTGTCAGCGCTGAAAAATGCCCGGAACCAGGCCGCAGCCAATTCCCTATTCTCGCCCCAGAGGTAGCTGACCCGCTCCCGTCCAGTCACGGGGTCACGGTACGTCCGCGCAAACTGCTGGCACCGC